TGACGTGGTGTCGACATCGATATGTCAATACCAAATTCCGACGAAGTTTGGAGACTGCGGAAAGATAGCATCACTTAACACTGATGCTATACGTGGGAGGATCGTTGGCATTCATGTCAGCGGTACAGTTAGCGGATGGAATTACGCTCAGGTTGTAAGTTGGGAAACTATACAAACAGCCTTGGAGCACATGCCCAAACTAGCGCAGATTGGTTTGGCTTTGGATTCCATTATGGAAGGAGAGGGAGAACCCATTGACGCGGGTTTCATACATCTTGGAACCATCAAAACGCCAGTTACTCAGAGCACGAAGACAGTGATTGGCCCCAGCAAGCTCTATGGTAAAATATCGCCAGCGACTACGAAACCTGCGATGTTACGACCCACCATGATAGACGGAAAGATGCACGATCCCCTGATTGAAGGAGCAAAGAAGGCCGGGATTCCCTGCGGGCTAGTACCCGAAGATGTTCTCGACCAAGCGACCAGAGATGTTTACTTAAACATCTCCCAGAAGCAACCTGGACATGTTGCCAACCGAGTCCTGCATTATGAGGAGGCTATAATGGGCGTTCCAGGTGACGAGTTCTTTCAACCAATTAACAGAACTACGTCACCGGGATACCCTTATATGACTGAGACCCATAAGCATGGACATCGAGGAAAGACCAAGTGGATGGGCCGCGACGATTACGATTTTGAATCGGATGAAGCGAAGGCTCTACGACACGACACGATGGAGTTGATTGAGAAGTGTCGAGACAATGAGCCTTTCGAGGTAATTTGGGTTGACACTCTCAAAGACGAACGACGATCTGAGGAGAAGGTGAAGGCAGGCAAGACTCGGGTCATTTCTAATGGCCCCATGCATTTTAATATCGCATTTAGGATGTATTTCATGACTGCCCTCATCAATTTGAGGATTGGTCGTCTATTCAACGGGATCGCAGTAGGCATGAATGTTTGGAGCAGGGAATGGGATTTCCTAGCTCAATATTTATTGTCAAACTCTCCCCTTGTATTGGACGGCGACTTTCGACTTTTCGATGGCTCATTGATAGACAAGATTATGTGGAAGATTTTTGACATCTTAGACGCGCAGTACAATGACGGAAATACTACGATTCGCAGGAATTTGTGGTATCATGTTGTTTATGCTGTGCGGTTGTGTAGAAATCGAGTCTATCAATGCACCCATTCATTACCAAGTGGTTTCGTGGCGACAGC